CGGCTATTCTTTTCTGTTCTGCTTCATCGGCTATTCTTTTCTGTTCTGCTTCATCGGCTATTCTTTTCTGTTCTGCTTCATCGGCTATTCTTTTCTGTTCTGCTTCATCGGTTATTCTTTTCTGTTCTGCTTCATCGGCTATTCTTTTCTGTTCTGCTGCTTCCTTTTGTTTACGTTCATCATCTTCTATTACCTTCTCTTCTCTTACTTTCATCTCTCCTGTACTTGAGGGTACACTATCAGGATTTAAATGTTTTTCGATTTGGTCACGAATATTTTTATAAATATTTATGCTATCTTTAGGGATTCCTGTTTTACATTTATTATCAGAGGTTGACCAATTACATGGATTTCCTTGTTCTTCCTGTTTATTACATTTCTTTCTAGGACGATGTTTTCCACAAGGGTCTGTTCCATTATTATCCTGAAGTGCTTTGATATGTGCTCTACTATGGGCTTTTTTAGTATCTTTTTGAAGTTTATTTTGCAATTGAAATATACTATGGTTTAATGCTTGTATCATATGCATTTCATCATTCATTGTTTTTTTATCAAAGGTTTCCCTTAATATCTCTATTGTATGAAGTTTAGTATATCCATCTATTTCTACTACATCTTCTGGAGTATTAAATCCAGGAATAACAGACACTTTCAAATGATCAATAAATGATTTAGTAAAAGATTTAGCAAATTTTTTTTTTATCTGAGTGGCTTTCTTCTGACTTTTAACACCAACCAATGCTATTTTTGTTTGTGTTTTGTTAACATGAAAAGGTAATAAGAAAAAAAATTTCATACCTTTGTGAAGATTTCCTCCTTTCATACGTTTTAGACTTTTATTTCTTAAATTAAAAGGTTTCTTCTTTTTACTAAAACTCTTATTTCTTTGTCTTTTTTTTCTTTTACCACCTTTTACATTCTTCATACTTTGATTTCTACTGTGTCTTATTTTATGTAATCTTTTTCGACTTAATAACATTTATATATAAATAAAAATAGATTTTTTTATTGTGAACTTATTATAATAATGTCTTGTAAAATAACTACGGCACCAATAAATTTACCAACAGGAGTTAGTGAAGAAGGATCAGAGAATACCGATTTTACTTATAATTATGGTGTATCTTCTTGTTCTATCACAAATAAAACAACATATTTAGATATAAGTTGTTTTGATGGGATTAATCAAATACAATCAGGATTAACAGGTGATTTATATGTTTCTGATGTACGATTATATAAACCATCTTTAAATTCATATAATGGAACAAAAGCAGATGCTGAATTAATTATAACACATGCCGGAGGAGGTAAAAATTTATATTTATGTATTCCCATTACATCAACATTTGTATCCGGAGGGACAGTAGAATGGTTTAGACAAATTATACCATTTTCCCCATCTAAAGCAGAAAGTTCAAAATCAATCAATGTTTCAAATTTTACTCTAAATAGTATTATTCCTAAAGCATCATTTGTTGTATATGATGGGGGAACATTTGATTGGGGATGTTCGAAGCAGGATGTAATGATGTTATTTGCATTAAAAGATGGTGTAAGCATGTCGCAAAAAGATTTAAGAACGTTAGGTAATATAATAAAGCCTGCATCTTATAATGTTTCAGGAGTTCCGGATTATCTTAAGTTTAATAAACGAGGAACAATTTCTGGACCTGGAAAAAAAGCAGGTAGTCAACCAAGTGATACTTTGACATGCATCCCTATTACTGATGAAGATGGAAAAAATATAGAAAATCCAGATGAATCAACTTGGGTTAACAAATCAAAAAACATAGGAAATAAATTAAGTAAAAAATTAGAAAAATATTGGCAAATAGTCTTAGGAGTTATTTTAGGAATTGTTGTTTTGGGATTAATTATATTTGGTATAAGAAAGGCTAGAAGTAGTGCAGGAGGTAGTGGAGGAAATCCATCGCCTTCAGGGGGAAGTGGATAAAATATTAAAGTAGAATTAACATTAATATTTTATATTCAAATTTTTATTAAATATCAATTACTTCAGTGTAATTAATTACTTCTCTTTTTCTTAAATTTTGCATCTCAGTTTTCTCTTCTAATGTCATAACATCATTCCAGTATTTTAATTTAGCCCATCTTGAAGATTCAGTCCATACAACATGTTCGTTCCTTCTATTTGGATCAATAATTGTGTAACTATTTCCTTTTTTTTTCAGAAATCGTTTACAGTCAGATATTCTATTTGCCTCTATTTCAGCACCATTGCTCCAAGGAAAATGCTTCCACCATGATAAAGCCATATTTATTATGATGTAATAATTTTTTTTTTACTAATAATATAATGTTTAACGAGTCATATCAGCATCATGATTATCTGCTAAAACTGGTTTAAATTCAGATTCAGTTAAATCCATATTTCTATTCATAGGAAGCATAGTAGTAATAATTTCTTCTTCTAAAGTTGATGGAAATTGATTCATACCGTTTAAATGACTTAATTTTTTATTTTCATTTGGTAAGAAATTTCTCTCTCCATAACTACCAGTTTTTCCTTCAGATCTCTGAATAAGAACATATGATGCAACAATTGCAACAACACCAACTAAAGTGTTTTGAGATAAGATAGATAATGCTAAAACAGCAACTCCGATTTTACCGATAGGATTATCGACAATTTCGGCTAATACAAGTGGGATTTCAATATCAAAAACAACAAAAAAAGAAAGTAATAAACATAATATTAAAGAGTGTTTGTCACGTGTGAGTGAGTTCAAAAACTTTTCCATATATCATAATAGTATATTTTTTAATTTATAAATTGAATAAAAATAGTCTAAATAGTTCATACTATAATATTTAATGCAAGATAATGAAATTGCTACATATATAGGATATAAGGGTTATACAATTATTAAGAATTATATGTCAGTTGAGGAACAAGAATATTTAAGAAATGATTTAACAGTTAAGCCATTTGTTCCTAAAAATTCTTTAGTAAAACCACAATCTTTTAGAGTTTACCGTGAATCTAAAAATAAGTTTTATATACCTAAATTTTATGGATATGAAAACTATGGCGAGCCAGATGCTATTAAATTTGAAAAAGGTAAATCAATAAATTTAAAATTTAATGGTGAATTAAGAGACAAACAAAAACCTGTTGTTGAAAAATTTTTAAAAAATATTGAAAATCGCAAATCTGGATTGCTAGCCCTTCATACGGGATTCGGCAAGTGCCTGGCAAAAGGAACTCATGTTATGATGGCAAACGGTAAAATAAAAAAAGTAGAAAATATAAAAGTCGGAGATAAATTAATGGGAGATGATTCAACGCCGAGAACTGTTTTAAGTTTAGCGAGGGGTAGAGAAATGATGTATGATATTATTCCAACTAAGGGGGATAAGTATACTGTTAACGAGTCTCATATTTTGTCTTTACGATGTGGATATAGCAATGGTAATAAAAACTATATAAAAGATAAAATAATTGATATTGAAGTTAAAGACTTTTTAAAATTACCAAAAACAATTAAAAATCATCTTTTAAAAGGATATCGTGTTCCTATTAATTTTCCAAAAAAAGAGGTATTATTGGATCCTTATATATTAGGATATTGGTTAGGAGATGGAACATCATGTCGTACTGATATAACCACAATAGATAAACCAGTAATAGAATATTTTAAATATTATTGCGAAGAGTTAGGGCTATTTTGGAGACAAGGGAAAAATAGAAATGATATTACATATTCCATGAGTGCTGGTAAAAAAAATAAAAAAGGAATATCAGGTACATGTGGGAAAAATAGAATGTTAAATATGTTGAATAAATATAATTTAATAAGAAATAAACACATTCCACACGATTATAAATGTAATAGTAAATCTATCAGATTAGAATTATTGGCTGGAATTATTGATAGTGATGGTTATTATAATGATGGATGTTATGATGTAGTTCAAAAAAATGAAAAATTGTTAGATGATATAATTTATTTAGCAAAATCATTAGGATTTGCGGCTTACAAAAAAAAATGTAAAAAAAGTTGTATGTATAAAGGAGAAAGAAAAGAAGGTACTTATTTTAGAACAATAATTCATGGTGAAGGAATAGACTACATTCCTGTTAAATTAGAAAGAAAAAAAGCAAATAAAAGAAAACAAATTAAAAATGTATTAAACACATCGATTAAGGTAGTTAAAAAAGAAGTAGGTGAATATTATGGTTTTGAAATAGACGGTAATAGACGGTTTGTTTTGGGTGATTTTACAGTAACTCACAATACCTGCCTAGGATTATACATCATATCTGCTCTTAAATTAAAAACAATTATTGTTGTACATAAAGAATTTTTATTGAGACAATGGATTGAAAGAATAGAACAATTTTTACCTGATGCTAGGGTAGGTCGAGTTCAAGCAGCAACTATAGATGTAGAAGATAAAGATATAGTAATTTGTATGTTGCAAAGTTTAAGCATGAAGGATTATCCGCAAGAAATATTTCGAGATTTTGGGTTTTCTATTTATGATGAAGTTCATCATTTGGGAGCAGAAGTATTTAGTAGAGCATTTTATAAATTAACAACTGAATATTCGTTAGGATTGTCTGCGACTATGAAAAGAAAAGATGGATTATCTAAAGTTTTGAACTGGTTTTTAGGTAATATAGTATGTAAAATAGAACGAAAGGGTGAAGATAATGTATTAGTGAAAGTTATTCGATATCAAGTGGATGATGATGATTTTAATAAGTTGGAATTGGATTATAGGGGTCGTATTAAGTATACAACAATGATAAAGAAACTTTGTGAATTTAATAGACGAAGTGAATTTATTTTAAAAGTGATTGCCAATCTTTTAAAAAAAAATATGGATCAGCAAATTATTGTATTGGCTCATCAAAAAAAACTCTTAGGTTATTTACATGATGCTATAAAACATAGAAATATAGCAACAGTAGGGTATTATGTAGGAGGAATGAAAGAAAAGGATTTGAAAATAAGTGAGGGAAAACAAGTAATTATTGCTACATATGCGATGGCAGAAGAGGGTTTGGATATTAAAACTCTTACAACATTAGTAATGGCAACACCTAAAGTTGATGTAACTCAGTCGGTTGGAAGAATTTTAAGACAAAAACGTAAAGAAAGTTTAGTAGTAGATATAGTGGATAGTCAGGTTATTTTTGAAAAACATTTTAATAAGCGTAAAACATTTTATAGAAAACAAAAATTTAAGATAATAGAGGCAAATATGGAGCAGTATAAAAATAATGAATGGAATACAATATTTGACCCAACTTTAAAAAAGAAATTAAAGTCTATGAAAAATGGATCAAAAAAAAAGAAAAATCTGAAAATAGATACAAAATATAAAATAAAATCAAAATATGATACAAAATCAAAAGATTCTTTACTATCTGGAGTTTGTTTAATTAGTGATGATGATGAATAATAGTGTTAATCAATAATAATTATAATGATAGAAATTATAAAAAAAAAATAAATTACATATTATATCATATGGAATATAGATATTTGCAAAAGGCAGATTTTAATAAAAATTATTTAGATTTATTAGAACAATTAACAGAAGTAAATAAACACCAAATAACATATGAAAAGTTTTCTAATTTTGTAGAAAATTTAAATAAAAAACATAAAATAATAGTAATAGAAGATAATAATAAAATAGTTGCAACAGGAACAATTTTAATAGAAGATAAATTAATACATGGTATGAGTAAAGTTGCTCACATAGAGGATATAGTAATATGTAATACAAGTAGAGGAATAGGGTTAGGTAAAAAATTAATATGTTTTTTAATAAATATAGCAAAAGACGAAGATTGTTATAAGGTTATATTAAATTGTAAAAAAGAGTATGTTGGTTTTTATGAAAAATGTGGATTGGTAAATCATGCTATAGAGATGGTAAAATATATTAAATAATTTTCATATTCTGAAATTTATTTAATAATAAATAATTAATTTTTGTAGTGGTTGTAATTGTCATAACTATTGACATATCTTACTTTGCTGACAGGTCCTGTAGCCCATGGTTGAGAGCCAAATGTATTAGGAGTAGAATATCCGGCAGAATGTGCTACATTACTGGCATATTGGGAATATGCGCCACCTTTTTTGATTGCTTTCATTCTTGCTTCTATTCTTTGTTTAAGAGTCATACCTTCCATTTTATTAGAAGAAGAACCAGATGAATTACTATTACATTTTCTATATGCATCATCACATTTTCTTTCTTGTGGAGCATCCTGTTCTTTAGTTGTTTTTATTATTTCTTCTAAACATCTATCTTTTTTCTGTTGGCAAGTAGGCCCTTTAGGCTTAGATTTATAACCGTCAATTGTTCCTCCTCTGCGAGAACGCCTGCGTTTTCTTTTGCGAGAACGTCTGCGACGTCTTTTTCCTCCTTGTTTGATTGTTTGGCTTAAAGGAGATTTTTTTGTAGTTGCTTTTCTACTTTTATCAGTACCAACAATAGAACCATCACTCATTTGTGCTTTAGATATTTTTGTTTGGAAATTTGTCTTCCATTCATTATTTGTTTGATTTGCAATAGCCTTCCGTGCTAATGGACTATATTTTGGTTGTCCAGCAGCACTTCTACTGCGAGATCGTGATCTTGAACGAGAAACTCTACCTGGAGTAGCAAATAAATTACGTCTTCCATTATTTAATCTGTTATTTGATCTGCGAGTTCTGCTGCGAGTTCTGCTGCGAGTTCTGCTGCGAGTTTTGCTGCGAGTTCTGCTGCGAGTTCTGCTGCGAGTTCTGCTGCGAGATTTGCTTTTACTCTTCTTTTTTTTCTTTTTCTTAGTTTTTCTTTTCTTTCTTTTTTTTTTATCACCACTCTCTT